CGATGTTCATCTGCGCCCCCCACAAGTGAATCGAATCACCGATGGAGTTTGCGATTGCATTTGGATAAATGTAAATGCCACCCGTTCCGGCCGATGTCGTAGTGGCAAGAACCATCTGAACCTGCGTCCACGCGCTGGTAAGGCCAGTTACCGTACAAACTGTTGTTCCGCTTACTGACCCCGGCCCGCTGACGATGCTCGGCGTGACGGTCACAAAACTTCCAAGAAGGAACCCAAACGCTGCTGAAGTGCTGTTTCCGGCACGCATCCAAATACGGACGGTGTATTGGAACCCAGATGCCACGGAAACGCTGGCAACATGGGACTTGGAACCGCCAGACGCAGTAACGGAAATCAACCGGGAGTCCGAGCCGCCGACTGGGTTCGTAACAGCAACGCTCGTGTTCGAAACGCCATTGGTAGACCACGGAGTGCCAGACAGCGTTTCGCTTTGGGCAAGATAGTTTGCGTCCGCGTACTGCACCAGCCCGCTGCTGTTGATGAACGTGGCATCGGTCGTCCGCGTGAACGTCAGGCGCGGGTCGAGGACGCCCGTGGTGAAGTCCAGCGTCAGCGTGGAGCCGTCGCCGCCCTCGATGGGTAGGATGCGCTGCCTATCGCGCTCAAGAGCGTCGACAGCCAATGACCATGTCCTGTTTCTCGACCGCATTAGATGAAGGAAACGAGTGCGTTGAAATTCACAGTTCCGGACGCAATGACCATCGAAATCTCGACGAGTTCAGACCCGAGAATGTCGACCACGATTCCGCCAATGTTGCATTGACCGGCAACTCCGTTGTATGTCTTTGCGTCTCCCTGCGTCTTCGTATAAGTGATTCCTGCGTAGACCGCAGAACCATTGACGTTGACTCCGAATGCCGCTGCTGCGCTGGCAACGGTCGTCACTGCAAGCATTCGAGGAATCCACGTTCCTGATTCGTTCTTGGTCCATCCGATCACGTTCATCGTGACGCTCGTTGCTGCAACATCAAACAGCGGAGTGAGGTGAATGTAGTTCAGCCGACCACCAAGGACGATTCGGTTTGCTCCAGCAGGGCTGACAACAGAAGTTGTTGACGGAGAGGTCGTCGTCGCCGTCCTCGCCGTGTAACTCGTCGGAATGCGGATGTTGCTATCGGCAACGTGAGCAATCTCAAGCGGAGCCGTAAGCGTTCGCGTGGCGGTCAGGGTCGGGTTCAGTCCAATTAGGCTCATCGTTTGTTCCTCAAGACGGGTTCTGCACCGGGTTCAGGATCACGAAACCGGGGCCATTGCGAGTGGACGTGCGCCACAGATTGGGCTGCACCTGACCGAAGTGGCTCTGCACCATGCCATCCTTCTGCTTCGAAGCGCCGAAGATCGGGCCAGCCTCGATCTCCGCGAAACGCTGGCTCTGCATGCCGTCCTCATACGCCTCCGCGACTGCACGGACGTAGGCGATGAGGGTGGCCTCGACGTGCTTCGGGATCGAAATGACCTCCGAGGTCGCGGTGCTGCTGGTGACCGATGACCACCCAGTGCGGTAGAGGACCTTCAGGTTCTCGACGCTCGTTGGGGTGGGATACAGTTCCAGCCGATAGGACTGCGTTGGAGAACCGGTGGTCGGAAGCACGGTCTTGACGTAGGCACGCCAAGTCAGGTCGGGAAAGTTCGTCTGGCGCGCAGTCTCGACCTCCTCCGGGGACTGGATCCAGAGTGGCTGGTCCTGCTTCCAGACCTGCGTGAGTTCCGCGAAGTCGGAAGGAAGCGCGACGTATGACTGGCTTGCCACCGTTGGGACCGTGGTGGTCGCCTCTCGGAACTTCCACGGGTGGGTGAACAGGTGTTCGCCCGCCGTGTTGACAATCTCCGCCTGCCGTTCGGCAACGGTTTGTCCGCTTGCCGTGGACGGGCGACCGCCGATGGCAAGCAGGACGTGGTTCTTGAGATCGCCGTAGGTGAGCATGGGTAATTCCACTTGGCGGGTTTCCCCGCCAAGTGGTGAAGTGTTGCGCTATCAGATCGCAAGCGGGAAGTGCGCGACGGACGGCAGGATCACCGGGATCGTGGCCGACGAACCATCGGCGCACGCTCCGAGGGCGATCGCAAGACCGACGGTCGGGGTGCCGCCGCCCGCGTTGGCGAACTGGCCGACGGTGTCGGACAGGACGAGTCCGCTTCCGAGGCCGATTGCAGCGCCAGAGGCGTTGACCTTGGCGTTTGCAATGCCGCCGAACTGGATCTCGACGTACGACGCATCTGCACCAGCGCCGGACAGAAGACCGGTGACGACGCCGACGAAACCGGGCGCGCTCGTCGGGTTTCCATCAGCCTTGACCACGCACGACAGCGGCGACAGTTCGAGGCTGGCGACCGTGTCTGCGGGCGGGTAAAGAGCGCCAGAGTGGGAGTACGAGGTGACAACCACGTCACCGACCGCGAGGGCGCTGCCCTGACGGTTGATGCAGCGGCACTTGGTACCCGCGGGCTGAATGCCGACGGAACCATTGTTGGGAGCAAGAATCATTGTGTGTGTCCTTCCTTGTGTGAGTGAGGGGGCGGGACGAGTCCCGCCCCCGTTGGTTCATCAGACGTACAGCGGAGCAACGATGCCGTGACGCTGACGGCTGTTGCAGAACAGGTTCCACCAGCAATCGACAGGCTGCACCCAAGTGAACGGCTGGTTCGGGTGGCGCATCACGTCGTGCTTCTTCATGTAGCGCGTCGAGTGGAAGATGGGGGTGAGGTACTGTCCGTTGATGAAGAAGTAACGGGCACCCTTGTCAATGGTGTCGGTGCCGGTTTCCGTGCCGCCCTTGGTGACCGTCTGGCCGTTGCGACCGGCGAGCGAGTTGGTCACCGAGGATGCCGCGGCGGGGAAGATGGCGGCATCGTCGAGGTTCGAGCAGTATTCCACGGGAATGCCGCTGAACGTCGGGGTGTTGTAGGCGCTGTCCTGCGCGCTGACGAGCATGTCGTTCGTCGCACGGAGGGCGCGCTTGTACTGGTTGATGCCATCACGCGAGCAGAGGATCATCTGCCGCTGGAAGTTCGTCTCATCGAAGTACTGACGCTGCGTCAGCGGAGCCTTGAACTGCACCTTCAGGTACATCTCGTCGAACGCGCCGAACAGGGAATGCACCGTGCGCGCGATGCTGGCATTCGCGTTGTGGCCCGTGTAGTCGCCAGCCGCCTTGATCGTGGCAACGTCGTTGGCGGTGGTCGCATTGCGGTTGTAGAACGAGATCTGGTTCGACCAACGGATGTCGCTCGTCGGGTCGATGCCGAGGATGTTGGTCCAGCCGGTCGGGCGACCGCCGCGCTCACCGAGGGTGACGCTGCTGTTGACATGCTCGGTGATGAACGACGGGAGGGAGTACGGCTCCTTGCCGCCAGTCTCCATGTTGGAGTAGTTGGCGTAGGGAGACTGCCACAGGTCATTCTCGATGCCGTTGAGCATGGAGGTCCACATGCGCATCTCCTTGACGCGCTTGAGACGCTTGTACATGACCTTGGCATCGCCGTCGTTCAGTTCGACCTCCTGATCGGTCCACGACATGTAGTCCATGCTGAAGCGCCACGGGGCGGTCAGCGTGTCGGTGACCTGCGGGTTGTTCCAAGTGAACGTGTCGTTCGGCTGGTACTTCTGGTAGGTCGAGGCGTCGTCGAAGACGATCACGTCCTTGATGGACGTTCCGCCCTGAACGAGCGTCTCGCTCGCCTTCTCCTTGAGCATGCGGGAGAGGACGTAGTTGTTCTTGACGGCCTCGTTGATGACGGCATCGGCGGACTTCAGGTACGCAGGCCCGGTGGACTGCATGAAGTCATTGAACTGGGTGATCGAAGGCATGGTGCCTCCTCCTTATCTGCGGGTAGCGGGACGGAGGCGACTGCCACCGCCCGACATGATCTGGTCAAGGATGTCGTCGTCCTCGTCGCGCGGCGGCGGCTTCACCGGTGGCGTCGCGCCCTTCGGGGCGGTCGGCTGGCTGGCACGCACGTTCGGCGGCGATGACGGCTTCGATCCAACGATGGCCGAGTAGGCGGCAGCGGCGAGTTCGTCGACGCTTCCGTATCCGCCCGGCTTTGCAGCCCCGAGTTCCGACATCTTCGCGAGGACCGCGTCGTAGGACGGGGACTTTGCCCCATACTGGAAGCGGAGCGATGCGTCGGCTGCACGGG